TGGTCCGGTATCCACCGTGCCCGGTCCAACCGGTCCAACTGGTCCGACCGGAGCTGATTCCACCGTACCCGGCCCAACCGGTCCAACTGGTCCAACTGGTCCGACCGGAGCTGATTCCACTGTACCCGGCCCAACTGGTCCTACTGGTCCAACTGGTCCGACCGGAGCTGATTCCACTGTACCCGGTCCAACTGGTCCTACTGGTTCAGTCTCAACCGTACCGGGTCCAACCGGTCCGACCGGTCCAGTCTCAACCGTACCCGGCCCAACCGGTCCAACTGGTCCAACTGGTCCGACCGGTGCTGCTGGAGCGGGTGTAAATTGGAGGGGTGTATGGAGTGAATTGACTGAGTACTTACAGTATGACGCAGTGTCATATCTTGGAACCTCATATATTTCTAGTCAGAACAGTAATACAAACCATTTACCAACGGACACAAATTGGTGGGATCTTTGGCTGGCGAAGGGTCCTACCGGTCCTACTGGTCCCACGTCCACCGTGCCCGGTCCTACCGGTCCAACCGGGGCTGATTCTACCGTACCCGGTCCGACTGGCCCTACCGGTCCAGTCTCAACCGTACCGGGTCCAACCGGCCCTACTGGCCCTGTGTCCACCGTACCCGGCCCGACTGGCCCTACTGGTCCAGTCTCAACCGTACCCGGCCCGACTGGCCCTACTGGTCCAGTCTCAACCGTACCCGGCCCGACTGGCCCTACTGGTCCAGTCTCAACTGTACCCGGTCCAACCGGCCCTACTGGCACTCAGTACACATGGAAGGAGGCGTGGACGACCTCCATGGGGTATGACTTGAATGACTGTGTAGAAAATGATGGGAGCGGATACGTCTGTATTGAGGGACACACTTCGGGAACATTCTCGACTGATCTTGCGGCGGGAAAGTGGAGTTTGCTCGTAGAAAGAGGTCCTACCGGCCCAACTGGGGCCGACTCAACCGTACCCGGCCCAACTGGTCCTACTGGTCCAGTCTCAACCGTACCCGGCCCAACCGGTCCAACTGGCCCACAGGGAACAACCCCGACCCTTGGTGATCTGGGTGTCACCGCAACGGCGGCGGAACTAAATATTACGGACGGTGGAAGTACGGCGGAAAAGGCGTTGAACGTACAGAGTAAATGCTATATAACGCTCTCGGCGGATCAGGACGATATTGTCACCAATTCGCCTACAAAGATATTGTTAGATACCGAGATTTACGATGTTGGTGGAGATTTTGCCAGCAATAAATTCACCGCTCCTGTGGATGGGTATTACTATGTGTCCGGAAGTGTTTCCTATGAAAACGGAACGGTTGTTGCCAACAAATCATACGGGGTGAAAATATATGTCGACGGGGCGTTATATAACGGGATGCAGAATTTTGTTCACGCATCTCACACAGCCTGGCTCGAGTGTCATGTCTCCGGGGTGGTGTACTTAACCGCTGGTCAGTATATCGAGTTGTATACTCATCATTATGCTGGGGTTAATACTCCTGATATCGATACACTTGGAACCTTTTTGTGTGTTCACTTGTTGAGCGTATAAACAATGGCAACAGTTGTTGATAGTTATAGCGAAAGTAATATAAGCATTATGGTTTCATAGATATTTATTTATTAAGTATATAGTATGCCAGTAATTGTTGACAGTTACAGCGAGAGTAATTGTGGCGGTTATTACCAAATGTCTTCTAATGCTGATGATAGCATGGGATGTGGACAATCATTTACTGGGGACGGTGGTGTGTTGAATAGTGTTAAGTTTTATCTAAAAAAAATAACTAGTATTACCGGAACTGCTTATGTTAAAATTTATGCTCATACTGGCACTTTTGGTACTTCTTCACTTCCAACTGGTTCTGCACTAGCAATTTCTGATGTTTTTGATGTTTCCACCTTGACGACCTCTTTTCAACTTATTACTTTTACATTTACTGGTGCTGAAAAAATTACACTTACCAATGAAACAAAATATATTGCTACTTTTGAATATCAAGATGACGGTACAAATGTAATGGCTTTTGGAGTAGATTATACTGGAAATCATAATGGTAATTTCTGTCGGTCAATAGAAGACCTTGTAAGTTGGGAAGTAAATAATCCAGCTCATGATGCTTGTTTCTACGTGTATGGGGAGAGCTACGCCAGCCCGCTTCCGGCGTTTAGGAGACCGACTTCATAATTTTTTCTTAATTGACAATGGCAGAACGACAGAGAACAAAAAGATTAGAACACAGGTTTACCGACTTCAAAAGTGTGCAGGAGTTTACCTCTCCACTTTGGACAGCGGATAACGAATCTCCGTTTGCAAAGAATTGTGACGTAAGCACGCCAGGGGTGCTCTCTAAGGCCTTGGGATACACTCAGGTGGGCTCGGATACCGGCACGGGGGCTGTTAAGGGTGTCTTTGTTTATGAGAAGGAAGACGGCACGTCTACGCTGATGAAGGTGCAAGGTTCTTCGTTGTATAAGTATGCCAGCGGTTCGTGGAGTGAAGTAGCCTCTGGTTTGTCAACCGGAACGGACAAGGTAGAGGGGGTGAATGCTTTTATAGACGATGAGGAGCGTTTGTATTTTACTGGAGAGCATGATGAGCCTGTTCGGTACACTACGGGAACATCTACAACGGCAATTACCAGCACATATGCTAAGCATATTGCCTACTGGAATTACCGGTTGTATTTAGCGAACTTTAAGTATGGTACGGACAGTTATCCGTATCGGGTGCAGTTCTCTCCGGAGGGTTCAGACACGCTAGATCGTGATAACGATTATTTTGATGACATGGGTGCTCCGGTTACTGCACTGAAGGTATACGGAAAGAAGCTCTACATATTCACGGATGACGAGATTGCTGCTTATGACGGATATTCATTAAGTCGGATACCGGGGAATTACGGTACGCCAAGTGCCGAGAGTGTGGTTGTGGCGAGGGGTCGGATGTTTTGGTACAACCGGTTTGGGTTTTGGATGTATGCTGGTGCAGAGCTTCCCACCCTCATTAGTAAGCCGGTACGTGGAATTGTTAGTGCGATCACGGCTCCGGGGTCGGTTTCTGGGGGAATACTCTCAGACGAGCGAATTGTCTGGAGTGTTGGTGACGTTACCTATGACGAGACGAGCTATACAAATGCGGGTCTTATTTACGATATTGACAACAACGGCTGGATGTTTCGTGACGCACAGCCGTTTGGGTTGTATACGCACGAGAAGTCCGGTGGAAGTATTGTTCCGTATGCGGGTAGCGATTCTGGTATCCAGGTGTATCAGATAGATAACGGGTACGGGAACGATACGAGTACGGAGATTGTTTCCGAGTGGCAGACAAAGAAGTTTGACGCGGGTAGTCCTCAGGATATCAAGAATTTTTACAAGGTTCGGGTTGTGTTTAAGCCCACTGGTAATTCTGAGTATCTGACGGTGAAGTACCGAATGGACGGAACCGCCGCTTGGAGTCAGATTGGCGGGACGAACAACAACGTTGACCTGTCGGGGAGTGACGACATAGACATTGTGGAGCTGGACCTGCCGTCACAGAGGCAATGTAAGTGGATACAGTTTCAGATCACACACAGCTCTGCTGTTGGGGGGTTTGAGATATACGATATCCAAGTTGAATTTGATATGTACCCACACTAATGGAAGGAGAAAAGAGAGAGTTAGACATATATTTACAAAGAAGTTTGGCTATACCGATTGCGGATAGTGTGTCGGGCGAGACGGTTGGTGGGATAAGTGCAAGCGACCTGGTAGCTGGAGGCGTGACCCGGAAGATCGTTATCGGCAAGGGAGGACAGATCATTGTGAACGACGGTACGAACGACCGGGTACTTATCGGATACGATGCGGGAGGGTTCTAATGGCAGATTACGGCATTAAGGTTACAAAGCAGGGAAAAGATGTTAGCTCTACAGACCCTAGGGATTTCACTATTCATTCTGGGTATAATATGCTTAAAATCCATCCGGATTATAGCGATTACGGTACAGTTACGCTAAATGATGGAAACTCCCATTATGAGACAATAACGATTTCCCATAACTTTGGATACAATCCTGTGTTTCTCTTGTTTTTTCAAAGAGGGGACGACTCTGTTTGGAAAATTCCATGTTGGGATGACAACACACTTTTCGTTGGTAAACAGTACACAGATACTAATACTATTACTGTTCATATTTATCATACAGACCCTGGTGGTGGAGGAGGATTTCATGCCGACGAGAATGTTGAATACCGATATTTTACTTGCATAGATCCGAGAGATGACTTATGGTATTAAGATTGCACGACCTGATTACGGCGTGATAACCGCAGAAGATGATGATTTGGTATATTCTTCTAAGTTTAGTACTCTTAGTCCGTTTGCGTGTGTGAAATTTACGGCGGTTGGAAACTCTACTCACGGTATGTCTTATCCCCCAGCATACTTCTATGTAGTAGATTATGGAACTGAGCCAAATAATAAATGGTCTGTAAATAATCCACCGACAGAAATGGCCGATGGAATGTTTTTTTCATCTTTGGGCCAACCAGCCCATGGGCCATTTTTCGGTACAGATGCTACAATCACCGTGGATAGTACCAAAGTCTATTGTGATGACATCGCAGCAGACGTAGATGCGATCTATGTTTTTTTATTACATGAACCGCTGAATAGCACATGAGCAAATTCGGAATAAAAGTATCAAAAGAAGGAAAAGGTGTCTTACGCGCTGGGTACAACGAGCTAGAGATGACATCTGAGTTTGACACGATGAAGATTCAAGGTACTGGTACATTGTCGGTAACCTTTCCAGAAGAAAAATGGTATTGGACGGGCACTGAGCCAGACCCTCTTGGTGATAATGACTACTTAACCAATACGTGGTGTGATTTGCAGGAAGACAGTTATACTCACGGGCTTGGGTATGTTCCGCTTTTTTCTCCTGGGGTGTTTGACTCTAATGTTTGGTGGTTCTACACAGATAGCCCGTCCTCACCGTATTCCATTAACGATGTTAGTGATTTTCTTGTTCCTCAAAGAGGGCCTTGGGGGATTGGTGGTTTTGGTGAAGTGGTTTATGCGGTTGTCGCCGATACTGACAAAATATATCTTCGGGTAAGGAGAATTGGATTCAACGCGGTGTTTATTCCTACAATTACAATGCCCGCAGAAACCTACAACGTAAATTATGTTCTTTACCGCAACGAGGCGAACGCAGAGTTTAACCTGCTTGCATAGTTGTTGTAGAGTATGAACTCTTGTCATCACACCTAATTTATTATACAGTTATACTATATCCCTCCAGAAGTATCTTGGGTGCGTAATATAACGGCGACGTACATGGATCCATTCCAACAGCTCATATATTCTCAGCGACCTGACGTACAGGGACATCCAGCAAACGACTGGTGGCAGTTATGGGGTGCTAACGAACTGCGTAACAGACTCGCCCAACTCGGCAGGGTTGACGTTCTCCAACATGTGGGTGGCGACAACAACCTTCTTCGGGATTGGTACACATTATGGGGAAGCCAGGAGTATCCCAATATTTGGAACGAGCAGCCGAAGCAACAGCAGGGATTAGATACACAGTATGCAGCAGGCGGTGTAGAATCGGCGCCTTCTATTCCGCAATTTGAAAACGTTCTCCCGTGGGAAAAAGTACAACAACAATGGCTACCAAGTATGACAGCCGTTGGACAGCAATATGCGTTGCCGGAAGTACAACGTCAGCTTAACAAAGACATGCAGGAATATATGATGGGTATGGCATCAGCAGGTGGGGGCAGGTTCGGCTCTGCGTGGGGAGGAACAGGAGCGTTGCAGTCTGCGGCACAGCGGCAGGGAACCGAAATGACACAAGACTATATTACGGGTCAGATGAATGCCCTAAAGGGACTTTGGTACGACCCAACACGTTCTGAATATCAGCGACCACGGGAGCCTGGTATGAGTGATTATGGAGCTAAAGTAAGCCGCTCTGGGTACGACGTAAGCACTGCCTCAGATGCTAACCTGGTCATGTCGAGTGCCTTCAAGACATTGAAATTGGTCAAGATAGTTGATATGACCGGAGAGACAACGGTGGCCCACGGGCTTGGATTCATACCGACCTTTATTTTTCTCAGAGCAACGAAGGCCGGAGAGTGGAGGATGAACAATCCGGGATATTCCGAGGGTATGCTCTCAACAATTTACGTGGATGACACCAATGTGTACCGATTAACTACCGGGGTGTCGGTGGGTGCGTATGTAATGTTATTTACAGACCGGCTGGATGAGTGACTTTGGATTTAAGATAAGCGAGGTGGGTGTCGACGTCAATGCGGCAGGTGCCAAAGACCTGGTCGTTTCTTCTCAGTTTGACACGTTGAAGGTAAAGGTCTCTGGAACTCTGACCGACAGTCTTCCGTCAGAAACGATCGCTGCTGGGAACAACAAGAGTTATACCGAGACGGTAGCGCACGGGCTGACGGGGATGCCCTTTTATTGGCCGGAGATACACGACTCGTTTAATAACGCATACGCCGGAACATCCGATTTTATTGTAAACGACGGCGCGTTCATTGAGCCTCCGATCGGACCCTACAGCCCCTGGACTTCCGGCGAGTGGTGTGAGGTGTTCATAGACTCGACCAACCTGACATTACGGACCAACCGGCTGGGACATCCATTGATGGGTACCACCTTTGGGGCGCACGATGTGATTTATTACTACACCATTTTCTTCAATCGGATGGACGAGGAGGTAGATTACTCGTGACGGTTGTTGCATATACATGACATTTGATATAATAAACATGACATGAGGGACAGGAGGGAGCAGTAATTTTATTGCTCTGGTATAGGTGGCTACATTTAGTGAACTGTTGTTATCCCAGCGTCCTGACGTGCAGGGTCATTCCGTGAATGACTGGTGGAACCTATGGGGTGCCGGCGAGCTTAGGGATCAACTTCAGAGGCTTGGTAGGACAGACGTTCTCCAGCATGTTGGTGGTGACAACAATCTTCTTCGTGACTGGTATACACAGTGGGGGACTCAGGAATACCCGAATATTTGGCAGGCACAGGCTACTCCACAAAAAAGTAAGGCCCAGCAGATGGCTGAAGCTATAGTTGGCAAGATGAAAACTCCTGGAGATTTTTCAAAGGTGATGGCATGGCAGGACTATTTTGATCCAGAGTTGGCTCGGTCTGCCGCGTCTCAGCGGGCGACTGGATATTTCATGCCTCAATTAGAGAAGAACATAGACACCCTTCGGACGGAGATGGCAAACCGTGGGTTATTTCGTTCTGGTATTCGCAACAGGGGTGAGGGTGAGGTTATGGAGGACATTGCTGACCAGGAGGCTCAGATGATTGACATGTTATACGGTCAGCGGGAGAGCGAGGCTAGGGAGTCGTATGGTGCGGAACAGGAGAAATTTGAACAGGATCCAACAGGATACAAGAAACCCGCTGTTAGTAAGACGCAGACCTCTGTTGGCAACACTCTTGGTGGGTCTCCATACACGGACTATTATGCGTGGAGACAAGACAAGTTTGGAACCGGATCTCCCACGGGATACAGGTACGGACTGGGTTCTACGGAGGGGGCTCCGTTCAAGTACGGTCAGAGTTACACGGACTGGTGGAAGAAGAAGTACGGTGCGGACAAGCCGTATGCAGGGCTTACCACCTCCAAGGACAGCACAAGGTCATTATTTTAGTGATTTAGAAAATGGCAGATAAGTCTAGATATCAGCAATTGCAGGATGAGTACCAGAATTATGTTTCTGGTACAGGAGATTTCAAGCAGGCCCTACAGGATGAGTACGACAAGAAGTTTAACAGCAACAAGGACCTGATTACCCAGAAGAACTCTTTGCAGGCGGAAAGGTTTGCTTTGCCAAACAAGATGCGGCAGGAGTACATGGGTGGTCCGATCAGAAACCCGTTGGCACAGGAGAACATTATCTCCTCAAGGTATGCGGACATGGGTCAGAACGTGGCAAATGTGACTGATTTGTTGAATCAGAGACGCATGAGGTTTCAGGATATTCTCAGCGACTCAATGACACAGTGGGGGTCTCAGGCGGAGGCCGCTCGGTTGAGTGCAGAGGCCGCATGGCGAGACTATCAGGATCAGTTGGCACAGGAGGAGTCTGCCAGGGCGAGAGCTGCCCAGCAGGCACTTATGGATTCTATGTATAGCGGTGGTAGTGGCGGCGATATGGGTAGCGACGAGTTGGTTATAGAGACAGGTGACTCGGCTCCTGAGAGATATTGGAGTGATTTAGCGGAGGGTGTAGGAACGATAGTTTCTGGTGTGTCTCCAAGTAAGTCGCAATGGAGTGCACTTGAAAAGATGGCAACTTCTGGAAATTTGAAAGACAAGGTTACGTCGGAGATAGCGAGAAAGTGGTTGACCGCAACTGCACGATTACGAGAGGCCAAGAATTGGTGGGATATGGGGGACTACGGAAATGCAGCAAAGAGCTGGTTGAAGTCATATATTCCGTGGTAGGACTAAGTTTGCAGTAAACAAGAATGGCAATACTTCGTGGTAGGGAGGCTGAGGAATACCTGCGAAACAATCCAACCGGTGCGTTTAGGGTTGTAAGTGGTGGGGAGAGGCTTGGTATTCCTTCTGGTTCTGTTGCACCTTATACCGATGCAAAAAAGGATCGTGGCTTTCTTGGCAATTTACTTTGGGGTGTAACCAAGCCGTTGCGTTTTTCTTTTGGGGGACTTGCGGACTCGCTCCGTTTGGGTGCTGAAATGGCTCCTGGAATGGCACGTGGTATGACCGCACAGGAATCGTTAAGAGGTGCAGAAGATTTTAAGCCAATGTTTTTGGACGAAGGGGAGTTTCAGGATTATCTTAGGAGGCCGGGCCAGACGGCTGCAAAAACAATCGCACAGTTGGCCTCGTATATGGTTCCAGGAAGTATCGGCAAGACCGGTTTCGGTGGAGCGGTTAAGGGAGGTGCCCTGGCGGGAGGTCTATATGGTGCAGGAGAAGCAGATGACATTACGAATATAGGGGACGTTGCTTCTAGTGCAGGAAAGGGAGCCCTCTTCGGAGGAGCTGCCGGCGGTGCGATGTATGGAGCAACAGAGGGGGTTAAGGCACTCAAGAATGTTCTGCAGGGAAAGACGGCAAGTGCAAGCAAGTTGGCGTCTCTACGTGGAAAGGCGGTTGGGTTAGACCCGAACAAGATGGTAGGAAAGCGTGGGGCGAATATATCGTCTCGGAAACAGGCCCAAGAGGTAATTGACGACTTTATAAATACGATGGACGAGTATGGTGCCTCAACAAGAACGTCTAATATCACGGCAAAGAACCTTGATGAAGTACAGTCAAAATTGTCACAGAAGGTTGAAGAGGCTCTATCGGGTGCGGGGACGAAATTTACTGCAGAGGACACGTTGGCTATAGATTCCGCAATTCAGCGGGAGTTGAAGAACTCTGGTTTGCTCAACTCAAAGGCTGCGTCACAGCCGTACAAGGAAGTAATGGCAGACTTGATGGATCTTGGGGAGAGCTACACTCCTGCACAGTTGGAGGCCATACGAAAGAAGGCACGAGATGTGTTTACCAACTGGAGCCGGTCTGGAAACGTGTATCCGAAAACCGAGAGGGTGGCCAGGATAGTGTTTGACAAGATAGACGGTCACATGATGGGGAAGCCTGGACTGGAGAATGTTAAGCCACTATTAAGACAGCAGAGCAACATATACAAGGTTGAGCCGTTTATCCTTTCCAAGGCAGGCCAAGGCGGGGTGGCCAAGGTGGGTACGGTATCAACACACATTGGGCTTCCAACAATGGGTGCGGATGAGGCCTTAATGAACACGCTGGGTAGGGCCGGACAGAAGGCGGCGGCGTTGACCCCGGTGCTTACTCCTACAACGAGTAGCAGAAGTGCATTGGTTGACGTGCTTTTGGGTAGCAGTGCGGTTCCTGTTGCGGCGGCGGCTGCTGCGTTTCAGGATCGGGAGGAAGGAAGCGTACCGGGGCACACGGGTGATGAGGCTATGTCCTCTGTCTCAGGTGCGGTTTCAAGGGAAGAGTTGACCGCCAATTTCATGAATTTACTTAATCAGGGATTCAGTCCGACGGAGGCGATCAAGACGCTAGAATTTCTTGGATTAACCGGAGGTTCGGGTGGTGAGGAGAAGTTATCTAAAGATCAGGCAAACGCCAAGGCGGCACTTCAGAGCTTGGATACTGCTGAGCAGATATTGGGAACCGATTCGTCGGCTCTTGGGTTGTCTTACTTACCGTTTGGGTTTGGTAACGAGAACGCACAAGTGTTGGAGACGGCTTTGTTAAACATTGAGGATGTCATAGCGAGAATGAGAACCGGAGCGGTCATAAACGACGAGGAGGCTCGTAGGTATCGCAAGATGATGCCGAGAATAACGGATACGGCGGAAACAAAGCAATATAAGATTCAGCAGTTGCGGTCAATTTTTAACAGGATATTACAGGGGAAACAGGGAGAACAGGAATATGTTACCGAGGACGATCTTTTATCTGTATTGGGAGGATGATGGTGCCAGAAGAGAAAACGAACGGCTCAAAGCTAGAGACACAGATGGCTGTAATTCTTAATGAAATTGAGCATATAGGCTGTGAGATAACGGAAATCAAGGAGAACATGAAGGCAAGGGAGGCATCTAACAGGGCTGAGCTTGTAAGGAGGGAGGAGTTTGAGCCTGTTCAGCGAGTTGTGTATGCGATGGTGACACTGGTTTTGACTGCGGTTATAGGGGCTATTGTTGCCATAGTTGTAAATAAACCGATCTTCTAAAATGAAACTATACGCACCGTTTGGTAACGTAAAGCACTGGATGAGTCAGACTCGCCACGGGGAGGACGCGTCTAACCCTGCTGACATTTCAAAGCAGATAGCCGAGGACTGGGCGGCTCCCGTGAACACTCCTGTGTATGCGGGGTGCGATGGAAGAATAGTGAACGTTAGTAATTCCGCAGGTATATATCTCACGTTAGATCCAGGGCCTTCTAGCCCGTTCTGGATACTGTATGTGCACTGCAAGGCTACCGTGGCAAACGGAACGGTGGTCGGGCGTGGTCAGCAGATAGCGGTGACCACTGGTAGTTACGGGCATTTGCATTTGGCGATGAAGAACAAGAACTATCAGCCGGTTCATCCTGAGCCGATGGATTATTGGGATAGGAATGTACCGATAGACACGAGGTATCAGGAGATAAAGGACGAGTGGTTCATCAACAACGGGCAGAATTTCAATTGGAGTATATTCCGGGACTTACACATTCCGGGGACAGAGGTTCCGCCTTCGTCTCCACCGGTAGACCCGTGTGAGAAATACAAGGTTCAGGTTGCCTCTTTGAAAGGGGAGTTAGACGAGACAAAGAAAGACCTGCTTGATTCCGTGGAGGACTTTCACCTATTGCAGAGGCAGGTAGACAAGGCGAAATCCGAGTACGATTCGTTGTTTGACAAGCACGAAAGGGCGAAGTCTGATCTAGCGTTGTGTCAGGAGAAGTACCGAAAGGACACAGAGAAATTAAAGACTGACGTTAAGGTACTGGAGGGGCAATTAAAAAAGTGCAGGTCTGGAAAAGTGGATGTGTCTGATCTTGGTGTTCGTGAGTTGTTGGTCATACTTTGGGAAAGGGTGTGGTCACTGCTCGGTAAGTTGGATTCGTCGGGCACTGAGTAGCTGCCGATACTGGAACAATCAGACATATAAGGTCAACGAAAGGAGGTGGCGAGTGATATTACTGGTTGTTTTAACGGCCATCTGGTTGTTGTCGGGGGCAATACTCGGATGGTGTTGGGGGGATCTATTAAGTTGAGTGCAACCCTCTTATGCAGAGTATTTTCATTGACTTGGTTCAGCGATATGCGAGTCGCAAGTTTCTTATTCCCGTGGGGTTTGCTGTGTTGTTGTTTTATAATCACCAGTCTTTACTGGGGATAGACAACTTCCAATTTTTGTTACTTGGGGTATTGTGTGCGGTATTTATTTGGCAAGAAGGGGAAGCGGACACCGTAGAGAGGTCTCAGGGATAGTTGGATAGAGACTGCCAGTGAAACTTATGGACGGCTACTTCTCTTTCTGGGAGAAAGCGGTTGATAAATTGTTGAAGGTGGGACGAAACATGATCCACGGCGACCAGGGTGGTGAGGGGGTGTATTATCCAGACGGTAGTTTTAAGAGTGCAAGTAAGATTCGGCTGGAATCTCTTGAGCAGGGCAAACCGGTTTTCCACACGCCTATGCCGGGAGACAAGAATTTTGAATATTGGCAGAAAGAGATGATTGCACGGAGGGACGTGAGACTTGAGAACGAGGGTAGGCCGGAGAGGGTTGAGCTTGAGATTCCAACAGAGTACCCGATTGTGATAGCACAGATGGGAGACCATCACCTTGGAGGGATGTATCATGCGTATGAGTTGATGGGGGAACACGCCCAGGTGATCAAGGAGCATCCGTTGTTCTATGTAGCCTTTGGCGGAGATATCACCGACAGTTTCTTTTTTAATCCGGCACAAGACAAGGCGATTGCCGATTACCACGAGGAGCGGGCACACGCTAGAGCCATGATGGAGTTTATCGGAAAAGACAAGATCTTGTGGGCGGTAGAGGGCGATCACGACATGTGGAGTACAAAAATGGGAACCAGCTTCTACGAGCGTTTCCAGCACTCTTACGAGGCGTATTTACTGAGGGGGCCGACCCAGGTGGATCTCACCCTAAGTCATCCGGGCGGAAACAGGGAGCGTTATACGATGGTCACGGCACATCGTTTACCGGGGTTTTCTATGTACAACAAGGTTCATCAAAACGTTAGGGCCAGTAAGTTCGGGATACAGGGGGCCGAAATTTACGGATCGTTTCATACGCACTCAAAGGGCATGGCAGTTCAGATTACGCAAACGGTTGACGGGCCACTCAGGCAGCTACTGTTTACCGCCGGTCCCTACAAGTACAACGATGATTACGCACAGAAGACCGGGATGAACCGCTTGAGTGAGGAACATCTGGGTGCTGTCTGGCTGGTATTCTGGCCGGACACTCATAGGGTTGAAGGGTACATGGACGTAGAATCAGCCGTAGACCGGGTGTCTCCATATTTGAAATAGGTTGTAAACCGCAGTGTTTGAATCCGAACACTATAGCGTTACGGTATTGAATTTGTGTGGTGGCTTGTAGTATAATTTTCACACTGTCACGTTAAGATATGCAGGAGGGAAAATATCACGTGGAAGCACTCGGTGTTATTTTGCTTTTGTGGGTGGTGTATGATGTTGTTCGCCGTCTGTTGATTTCCAGGGAAGAAAGAGACAGAGGGGACGCAGAGGTACTTGCAAAAGAGGACCAATTTTTTCATTCTGTTGCGGAAGGCACCGTGAAATCAGTACGCGGGGTAGGAAACTTTGTCGGGAAGGTTGGTCGGAGAATAACGGGCGACTGATCCCCATTTTGGATGTTAGAAATACGCAACGGGCCACAGCACCCCTAAAACGCACGGTAAATCTCAAGTCATATCTTTACTCCACTTTGTCGTTTCCGTTCATTCTAGATACCGAGAAACACCTCACGGGCCTATTTCTAGTGTTGGTACGGAATGCGGTTCGTGGGATATGACACAGGGTGGTGTGTTGAGGGAGGAACAACTTGACAGTTGTTGTACACGATGCTACGATGGGGGCAGATTACTTTATCTGCTCGCCGGATGTCCTCAAAAGATTTTCCTGAAGGTTCTGGGAACGGTAACGGTCGTGGCTGGGTGAAGATTCCGAGGGATATTACCGAGGATCCCATGTGGTTGAAGGGGCCGTTTTCTCCTGGTCAGGCGTGGCTTGACCTCATCCTAAACGCAAATCACAAGGAAGCCAGCATATTCATTCACGGCAATGAGATCAAACTCAAGCGTGGTCAACTTGCGTGGAGTGAGGTAACAATGTCCAACCGGTGGGGTTGGTCCAGGGGAAAAGTGAGGCGTTACTTTTTGAGACTAAAAACCGGCCATTATGTAGTACAACAGAAAATTAAAAAAATCACTACCATAACAACGATAGTTGACTATGACCTCTTCACGGCGGTACAACAAACGGTACATCAAACAGTACATCAAACGGTACATAGACAAGAATGTAAAGAATATAAAAGAAAATATATAAAAGAAAAAAAATCTCCGAAGGGAGGTACACAGAGGGACATAGGTTTTGCAAGATCCGATGAGTTTTACCGGGACCTTTCTTCTGAGAAGTATGAGCTCATACGGCAGTACCGGTTAGAGAGGTCGTATGTGTTGGCGATGGTTGACAAGGTTGAGGATTACGGTAAGGCGACGGGGAGGAAGTACAAGGATTACGCGGCGGCGGTGAGGAACTGGATTCGCAGGGATATACAGGATCACCCAGATAAGTTTATTAAGAAGGGGAAGTACCGCTATGACGACATCATCAAGTAGTCAGCTTGAGGGTTCGGTTTTGTTATCCATTCTTCAGAACAAGAGTCGGAAGGCGTGGTTGAACAAGGTTAGGCCGGAGTATTTTTCTCCGAAGGGGGAGAAGGCGGTATTGTATCTTTACGAGCATCCGGAGGCTGAGTTGCCGGATGTTGCACGTCAGTTTAGGTCGGCCTCTAGTTTTTTGGATTATCTTGGTCAGGATTCGGTAAGGGGTGAGGCTCAGTTTGATATGCGGGTACAGGAGTTGCGAGAGGGGTATCTCCGGAAATCTCTGAGGGATCTTTCGGCGAACATATCGCGTTCTTTGGCGAAACCGGCACATCAGGTTATCCAGTCAGTGGAGAGGTCGTTGCAGGACATGTACCAGGTGGAGCAGGTTGAGTCTGGGTCTATGGTTCACGCGTTGAAGGAATGGGAGCGGGACCAGCAAGACAAGGAGGTGTTGAAGACCGGAGTGGCTGACTTGGACCGTGTTACGGGTGGGCATAAGCGTGGTCGGGTGTGGTCGGTGGGTGGGGAGAGTGGTGCGGGTAAAAGTTTCTTTGCGTTGCAGATGTTTTTGTTGCAGGTGTACAGCGAGTTGAACTGCATGTTTTTTTCCACGGAGTTGTCGTTAGCGGAGAACGTGGAGCGGTTGCGTTGCATGTACGACTTTTTCTTTGGCGAGCCGGCAGAGGGCACGATCAACGATGCGCTTATTTCAAACAAGAACATGCACATCTACGAGAGCCTGGATGTTGCGGAGGATATCGTGTTTGAGGTAAAGCGTCAGAACCGTATCTCTCCTGTAGACTTTGTGGTGTTGGATCATCTTCAGGACCTTGGTGGCCACGAGAATCAGTACGAGAGGTTTGTGGACGCGTGTAACAAGTTCCGGAGGCTGGCGATAGACGAGAACGTTGCCGTGTTGCTGGTCAGCCAGGTGAACAAGGATGGAGACTACTTGGGCACGAGAAAGATCCGGCAGATCTCACACGTGGCGCTGATACTTGAGAGCGAGGAGATTGCATCTCCAACCTCCAAAGATGTGTATATCAGGGTGACAAAGAACCGCTCAGGAATTGGGGGGACGGTTCCTGTGCGGATGATGTTTCCATCGTGCAGTTTTGTCTCTGCGAGCTCGTGACGCGAGACCGTATTGACTAGCTCTGTTTGATAGCCCATAATATATTCTTTCTAGGGTTTGTGTTTAGCTCTTGTTTTTGACAATAGTGGGAACCAAGTGGTACAATTGTTGTACGCTTGGTGCGTGGTGTCTTAAATTCATGGGTATTTTTTAATGGATATCAACGGGTTTGTTGAAGGGCAGGACTACATTGTCAGGGACGGCAAGAAGTATTTGTCTGTTTCTGCCGTTTCAAAGATGTGGAAGCCGAGGCAGGTGGAGCCTGCCACTGTTTATACGCACATGAGGCGTGGCAATCTTGTTGCTGAGGTGATAGATGAACATTGGTATATTTGCGAGGACGAGTTTGCTCAATTTCTGAATACCAGGGGTCAGCGAAGGCCTGGGGCTCCTGTGAGGAGCAAGATTGGTTGATGCGGTTGTTCTTGTGGTGGGTTTGGATACTGCCTTCTAAATCGGGGTAAAGGGTGTTGACAGTTACAGACGGTTATGTTACACTGTACTCAGAACGTTAAGAAATGGTTGTTGTCGTGGGGAATCTCCCCGTTCTGGTTGTAGGCAAAACCTATGTACTGGGGCGAGGGGAGTTCCCATGACAAACTAAATTTCGGGAAACAAATATGAAATACATATACATAAAGGCAGAGAAGGAGGGGGGTGGGTTTCCGGTGTTTCCGTTGGTTTTTGTTGTGGCTCTTGTGTTGACGGTTGTGGGGTGGGCACACACGAGGGAGGTTCCGGAGATGATAAAGGTAGTTGATTCTAGTCCTGTGCCGATGATAGAGGCTCCAACGATTAGGTGGGATGAGGGCGAGGAGATAGACCCACCTAAGAGGCATTATGTGGCGGTTAGTCACGAGAGTATATCGCAGGTGTTTGAGTCGGTTGGGTCTCCGTTGGCGGGAAAGGTCCCCTGGCTTGTTGAGGAGTGTCAGGATCGGGACTTGAATCCGGCGTTGGTAGCGGCGGTTATGGCTAAGGAAAGCGGATGGGGTCAGTCCTGGTATTGTCAGAATCACTTCAATTGTTTCGGGTGGGGGTATACGGATTCTGGGGATCAGGGGTATCACTACAAGTCATTTGAGGAGGCTACTGAGGAGATACTGGATTTATATGCTCAGTGGTATCCGTGTGAGGATGCGTATTGTATGGCTGACAGGGGGTACAACCTACACGAGGAATGGGTGTATGGGGTAAGTGAGATCATGGCGTTGTTTGTTCGTTAGTGTTGGAGGACGAAACGGGATTTGTAAAGATGACAGTAGGTATCAAAATATGATACCATGTGTATAAATTATTACATAAATTACCATGTTGGATCTTTTTCAAGAGAAGGTGACTCCGGAGACGGAGGTGTTGGTGCTGATGAAGGCCTATATACGGGCACTTCAGCTCTTTATGTCGTATCGGAGGGGTGAGGTAACTCTGTCTGAGTACACGAGGCTACTTGCAGACAACCTGGAGGACGCAAAGGGGGAGTTTGATAAAGAATTTGTTAGCGACAAGATGGGTCTTGTCATGGAGGAGGTTTTGTAATGAAAACTCCAGAAAGAGCACGGTTTACTTGTCCTTTGTGTGGGAGGTGGATTTACGCAGACGAGGCAGTTGAAACCGAGAGCGGGTTTCGGTGTTGCAAGGATTGTGTGGAGAAGGTTGACGAGTCTTTCTATAGGGCACAGCAGCAAACAGAGGCAGATGTAAACGCAGAGTTGTATAGACAGAGTAAGCATATAAACTTTTGAGGGAAACAATTATGGAAGGTAACGGAGAGTCTTATCAGGAGTACCCGCCGTATCAGGGTACGTACATGAAGGGAGAGATAAACTTCACCGTCCGTGGAGATAGCTGGGAGGAAGTTATCCAGAATCTCTACAAGATGAAGGATAAGTGGAGGGGTCTGGTTGGAAATCAGGGAGAGGTAAGTTCGCTGGATGTCTCCGAAAAGGAGAACGGCGAGACCGTTGGGCACTGTCCGGAGTGTGGTGCGGACTTGAAGTTTAAGGAAGGGGTCAGTAAGACGGGTAAGCCTTACAAGGGCAACTTCTGCACGAACAGGGCCTGTAAATATGTTGAGTGGCTAAGCTAATGATGTATAGAGATTTGTTGGAGTACGTTGTGTATGTGTTTGGGATGTGGGTTCCTGGCATGGTGTTGGCTGGCCTGGTTGTTATTTTATGTGGTAGGGACGATGAATGATCCGAAGGTAATAGAAGATGAGTTGATAGGGAAGATAGCCGAGGCCAAGGTGGCGATGCAGAGTGACACAGTGGACGGCCAGGAGATAGACCGGTTAGATGGTGAGCTTACTGCTCTGATGTCAAACGTAGCACAAATTCGGGCTGGTTACGAGAATCACGCGAACACATGGAAGATGTACCACACGAGTGTTCAGGAGGTAGTCCGCTCTTTACGAAGAATGCACGAAACTATTAATACCGTCCGCCAGATGGGCGGATAAACCTAATTTAATCTACCAGCAGTATGCCCCGCAAAAAAGAGAAGTCCGCCGAGAAGGAGCTGGAAATACTCCAGGCACAGATAGACCTTCTCGATGAGATGATGGTTCTTGAAAGGCGGGCGATGAACGAAAGGATCTCGCTGATGACAGCGGTCCAGGTCATCGTCACCATGGGCCTGGTTCTATCGTTCCTTGTATAACTTGTAACCTGCCCCGTGTGGCTAACAAAAAGACCGTGCTACACATAGAGATACCGGGGATACCCCCCAGCCTGAACGACTCCCACAAGGTGGCCGTCAGAAACGGCAGAGTGTGGAAGTATCCCCACAAATCTCTCAAGGAATGGCTCGACCTCGTAGGGTTTACCCTAGAACCCATGAAGATTGTAGAGACCGAATGGTACGGGGCAGAATACATCTTTTACTTCCCGATATACTGCAAGAACGGTAACATCCGGAGGAAAGATGTCAGCAACCTGATCAAGTATGTCGAGGACCCCATCATGGAAAGGGTCACCACATACGAAGGAAAGAAGATAGACGACTCCCGCTTCCTGGAGGTCTCCGCCATGAAAGTAGACTCCCCGGAAGACAAGACCGAGATAAATATATACGCAATGATCTAACTTGTGAGAGGGAAAATCCATGACGCTAGACTACATGAGGTCATACCTGGCCGATGAGATAGCTTCTGGTTTCAAATTGCCCTACACCCTTGTCAGGAGATTTGTGGGTTTATGGCACCCAGACGAGGTGAAGGAGAAGTATGACGAAGCAGTGAGCAAGTATTTGTAAACGGTTTGTGTGTTCTTATAGATAATTTTGTTCGTATAATAACATGGCAAAGAAGAAGTCGGTTTCTTGTCCTGGTGGGAAAATCCGCAGTAAGGGCAAGGGCAGAGGTCTTGGTACTGGTAAAGGGAAAGGACCAATCGGAAGAAGAAGGTAGCCGACTCACCGTTTTATAGCTGGAGGTACGTTTACGTTCCGGGTCAGGGCGACTCCGGAGCGGCGTGGAGAAGACACAGCCTCTCCCGCAGAGAGTTCCTTGATAGTTTGCGGGGAGTGGTGGAATTTGTATAAATTTTTAGGCGGTCACGATGGTCATAGACGAAAGGTTCAAAGGGTTGAAAGATATCGGCTGGAGATACGAGTATGGTGGGAACATAGAAACGGATGAGGAATTGGAAATAGACTTGGACAAAGGATTGTATGTAAGCGGGTATATCGAGGCTGACGGGTCTATCAAGGCTGGCGGGTATATCGAGGCTGGCGGGTCTATCGAGGCTGGCGGGTCTATCGAGGCTGGCGGGTCTATCAAGGCTGACGAGTATATCAAGGCTGGCGGGTATATCAAGGTTGGCGGGTATATCGAGGCTGGCGGGTCTATCAAGGCTGACGAGGATATC